TCCAAGTGCCTCCTGCAGTCTGATCCATAATTCGGTCTCTACGTCCGTGGCCGGCATCGGGCGGCCTTTGTTGATCAGCACCACCCAGTGCCCGCCGGGCATCTGCTGCAGTTCCACAGCCATGCGAGGGGTGGCCGCGTGAGACTGGGGCCGGGCTTCTGGCCGATGTTAGCCAGCCGGCTGTTGATTTTGTGCCGCTCCAATTGTCCCCATGCTTTGCCTGTTTCCATGCTTTCCTCCGCACACGTGGTGCAGCCAGTATCTTCCGTCATGCCGCCAGAGTTTCGCCCCGCACCAGGTGCAGGTGCACTTGCACACGTTCCACTTGTGGTCGCATAAAACGCAGCGGCCTAGCTCGTCGTACTGCCGGTCCCGGCAGGCGGTGTGCTCAGCGGTAAAGGGTGGCCGTCCGCCGGCATGGCCGCCTCCTTGGCGCGGTGGGCCTGATACCAGGCGGCCCGATCTTCCACGTTGCGCGCGTTCTGGCATTCTTTCTTGTAGCAGGCCTTTCCGCCGCGCACGCTCTTGGGGATGAAGGATTCGCCGCAGTATTTGCAGATAAGGGGCTCGAGGTCCGGTTTATTTTTTTTTTCTGTCATTCTGGCCCTGATCCTGCTGGGTTTCCTCGGTAATTGCCTTATCTTCTTGCGGAGCGAACGGATCGTGCTTGGGGCTCCATACCGGAGCCGGCTCATTGTCGGGCACCACGTAGCCGGTAATCTTCAGCATATCGCGCACCACGCGCCCGACGTTCTCGTTATCTACCAAAACCATGATGATCTCCTGAACTTCAATCTTTGCGTCCGTTGCTTTGCCGATGGCGTCAAGCGCCTGGCGGATGTCGTTGTTAATAAATGCGATTTCGATTTTCATGTTTCACCTATGCCGCCACAATCGCGGCCGTATGGGTCTGCTTCTTCTCCGGGTAAATTTCCGGCAGCAGCTGCTGGAACAGTTCTGGCACTTCCTCCACCGTCAGGGTCAGCGGCGCGCCGTTCTCCAGCTTCGCCTTGAGCTCTTTCTGGATGTGCTCGACAGTCAGGGGGATGGAGGTCCGCTTTAAGTGGCCGACAATTAACCAAAGGTCAAAATGCGGTTCGCACAGGGGGCTGGCCATGCCGGCGGTAAACGCCGGCCGGCCGCAGTACACGCACACCGTGCGCCCGCTCACGACATCCTCTCTAGCTTGGCATCGACCAATTCACCCAGGAAGTCCATAACGGCCACTTTCAGGCGCTCTTCCGCGGTGGGCTCGGGCTCCACCTGGCGCATCAGAGTGCGCGATAATTCCGCCTCTTCCTGCGCTTCGTATTCGGCGCTTTTCCGTTCTACAATCTCCGTGATGACCTTGAGTTCCTGCGCGCGGCATTCGGCCAGGGCCAGGGCATAGGCCAGGCGGGAGAGCGGTAGTTCAATACCATTGCGGTTGTACTCGTAGGAGACATAGCAGCCTTCTTCAGCAACCATCGGCACGATCAGGGGATTGCCGTCCGTCAGGCCGCCCTTGGTCCATTGGCCCACCTGGTCCTTCTCTTCCTGGGCCTTGTAGTATCCGCTGACCTTGTACATCCAGACCGACAATCGGATCGGCGCGCAGTTCGGCACGCTCAGGAACACGGCCCACGGGTTGCTGTCCAGGTAGCCGTCGCGCATTTCGATCTTGCTCCAATCCAGATATGGCCAAAGGGCTTCAGGAAAGAGCGCCTTGAGCGATGATTCCAGCACCGCGAAATACTGCGCGCGCTCGGCTTCACGCCGTTCGTCCTCGGCTAACTTGTGCTCAACGATGCGCTTGATTTCACTGGCCAGAGTTGCCCGGCCTTCGGAGAGTAACTTCTGCAGCTCGTCCATCTTACGCCCCCTGCTGGCCGTACTCGGCCGCCAGTTTCACTTCGGCGTCTTTGACCAGGCTCAACGCCTGGTCAACCGTCGCCGCGCCGCTGACTGAGACTTCCCAGCTCATCCCGCGGCTATTCTTCTCGACCTTGACCGAGACTTTCGCCTGGTCGTCGTTGTGATGATAAATGTGCTGCGATGCGTTGATGTGTTTGCGGTTCATGCGATAACTCCTTGCGATTACTGAATACCAAGATAGTGCAACAATCGTTCATACTGCCATTTTATTTCGGCGTCCCTGGCGGCGGCCCTGGCGGCGGCCCTGGCGGCGGCCCTGGCGGCGGCCCTGGCGGCGGCCCTGGCGGCGGCCCTGGCGGCGGCCCTGGCGGCGGCCCTGGCGGCGTCCCAGGCGGCGGCCCAGGCGGCGTCCCAGGCGGCGGCCCTGGCGGCGTCCCAGGCGGCGTCCCAGGCGGCGGCCCAGGCGGCGGCCCTGGCGGCGGCCAACTCTTCGCTTGACGCTTCTCCGCTGGCGAATTTTCGCGCGGTTTCAATTGCGCTTCGTGGCCTCGCGTCTTCCGAAAATTCGCTCTCAAAAAACTTCAGCGACCGCTCAGCACAATCGCAGGCGAACAACCGCATAGCGCGTTCATCCCAGGCCACAAACTGGCGCAGCAGGCGTGCTTCATGCACGACAAATTTGTCATCATCGTCAATGCGCTCTCCGCGAAATTCGGCTTCAAAAATGGCCTGGCCAATCCACTCCATTACCTGCGTATTTTCGCAAAGGTGATAGCCTCTCTCGCATAACGAGATTTTCTTGACCAGCGGCATCCATTCACCAGGCGTCCATGTGCCGTCGTCATTTTTTACCGGCAGGCTCCACCGCGCGCTCCCGCCGTGGCAGGATGTTCCATCGAAGTGCAGGACTTTGAATATCATGGGGCTTTCCTCGTGTTTCAGACTTAGAATGGCATGGGCTCATCAGGGAATTCCGGTTCCGGGGCCATGCCGTCATCTGCCGCCGGCGCCGCGGCCGGCGGCTGGCTGCCCTTCCAGGCTTCCAGCCAGGGCTTGGCATCTACCAGCCAATCGGCCATCAGGGACAATCCCCCCTGACCCACATAGATTTTCTTCAGCAGGTCCAGCGTTGCTTCTTTGGGCATCGCCATCGAAAGCGGCGTGATCGGGCTCTTGCTGGCGCCCTTGCCGACCTGTTCGGTTTTGATCTCGTTGCCGAACGTCCCCAGGCACATCAGGAAACCGAACGGGGGCACTTTCGGGGCGTGCTGCCGGCGGATCTTCGAGAGGAACTTATCCCACTCTTTGGCCGCATCCAGCAGCTTCTGTGCCTGGAAGCCCTTGGCGCTCAGCACCACCGGGCCCCACGGAACGTACTGGGTATCGCTATCCTTTGAGCACATCATGGCCAGCAGCTGCACATGGTGTCGCGCGCCTGGCGTGTACTGGGTGAAGCGCTGGGTCTGGCCGGTCTGTTCGTTGCTCACCACCCAGGCGACCCGGTAGCTGATCGGTGCTACGAACACATAGCGCGAAACATACGCCTTGTATTCCTTGCCGCCGCGGCTGGTCAGATCGGCGGCCGTCATGGCCACCCCACGCAGCGCGCCGTACTCGTCGGTTGCGTTCTCCCAGCTGTCAGCGTCCACGCTCCAGCCGCCGAAATACAGGGCCGGCGCCTGCTGCGACAATGCGCGCATCTGCGGGCTGCCGTTCATCCACCAGAAATAAGGAGCGGTAAAGGGCAGCTCAATCCCGCCGCCCATCTGCATCCCGCCGGCCAGGGCCTGCGCGGTCTCGTCGGGGACATCGAAGTAGTCGTTATTCGGTACGTTCATCGGTCAGTTTCCTTTGTTTTTGTCGGGTTTGGGTCAGATATGGAACGTGTGTTCCTCGAACATTAATACTATACGGCGCACCTCCTGTTTTGTAATATTTTTCCTATCCCTCAAATTGCCAATTCAGATCCTGCAGTTTCGTGCCGATGTGCGACCGGGCTTCGATCTTCGCCCGTGTCGCATCCCGCACCGGCCGCGGCGAACCTTTGAAAGCCCGCGCTCCGCCCGGCCAGGTGCGCACCGTCCAGCCGTGTTCCTCGAACCAGGCGACCATCTCGGCAAGCGTGCTGCCGTAGTTGATGTGCGCCTCGTTGGCCGTGTTGGTCGTGCGCCAGCCGTCTTCGTACTGGCGGACCAGGATACCGGTCGGCACTTCGAAGAGGTCCACGCGGGTGATCATCTCCCCACCCCCAGGACGAACACGATCAGGCACGCGCCGATCAGCATCATGCAGGCGATGAAGATATCAAGGGTAAACATGCGCAGCGTGTATTTACGCCCGAGCATTTGTTTTGCGGTGGCCAGGATGGCCGCCAGTCCGAAGATCAGTAAAACGGCTTCCATGCTGCCCTCCTAACGAACCGGAATATCGAAACCGAGTGCGCGCGTCTGTTCCTGCGCGATGGCGGCCACGGCCGGGTAAGTCACGGCCGGCAGGTCTTCCACCCGATCCAGCACCGCCTGCAGGATCAGCGGGCTTTCGGCGCGAGTGTGCACGATCAGGGTGCTGAGCATGTAGGAGATCAGGCCCCAGTCGTTCAGCGAGCTGGCCATGCGGTTGATCTGGCTGGCGTAGCGGCTGGCGTCGGCCTGGGCGGCGCGTTCGGCCTGGCAGGCGGGGCAGAGGTGGTTGGTGAGGGTGGCCAGGCGGTGGCAGTTGTGGCAGCGGGCGGGGCGGGGCATTAGAGCACCTCCGCGTAACCCTGATCGAGCAAGCGAGTCAGGTATTCTTGCGTTCCGGGAAGATCGTAAGTTACGACCTTGATCAACGATCCGTTTAGATAAATGTGGCAGGAAAACTTCCCGTCATTCCGGCCATTGAGAATGGCGCGGTACACGTTGCAGTAGTGAGTTCCGGGGGTGCCGGTGGTGCGGCCTAGAACGATGCGGATGGTGTCTGCGGTCAGGGTGGGGCGGGCGGTGGATTTCATGTGATTTGCTTCCTGTGTTGTAAGTGGTAAGTTGTAATTACTTACAATATTATAGCAGGTTGCATGAAAAATGCAAGTGGTAAGATGTAACTACTTGCATTTTCTAATCTTTGGGTTTATACTGTATGTAACAGGAGGCCCAATGGATCTAATGACTGCAGGGACCGTTCGTTTAAGGGTCAAGGAAATTCTTGACGAACGGGGAATTTCAATAGTCGAAGCCGCCAAAAGAACGGGGTTGACGTATCACACAATCGCCGGATTCTATAAGGGCTTCTACGTTCGCATCGGAACTGAAACTATTGCTGCTTTATGCGATGGTCTGGAAATTAAACCGATGGATCTATTCGAGTATTCCCCCAAAACAGAATAGAATTGACCACAAAACAAACGGCCCCAGCGATCAGTAAATGATCTCCAGGGCCGCATCCATGTCCGGTTTCGCTCCATCCGCCAAGATTTCAGCGAAACCACTCCCGCACCTTAATAACCGAATAGTTATTTTTAGTGCTTGTGCCGAGTCACAGAATCGGACTGTGGACACTGCGATTTTCAGTCGCATGCTCTACCAACTGAGCTAACTCGGCGTTCGTTGTCTTGATTTTTCAATTCTAACTGTGCTCTAAGGTCTTGGTACGGTTACCGTTATCCTTCGGAAGGCCCATAAGCCGGTCGACCGGTGAATAGCTGCGCATCTGATCCAAATTGAGCGCCTGGGTGTACCGTTCCAACATCTGCAAATCAGCCCAACCGCCGGCCTCCTGTACCAGCCGGCTGCTTGCGCCGTTGTCGATCGCCAGGGTGGCAAACGCCCGGCGCAGCTGATGCGGGCTGAACTTCCCAATCCCTGCCTTTTCCCCCAACCTGTAGAACAGCACGCGCAGCGTATTGCGATCCATCGGCTCCCCGGTATCGGGAGCCATGGTCACCACAAACACGTTCTTGATATGCGGCTTGGCATAAAGCGGGCGCACGGCCAGCCAGGAAGACATGCACGACCTGGCGTAATCGAAAAACCTGGCCGGCTTCCACTTTCCACCCTTGCGCGGCACCCACAGCAGGCCCTTGTCCATATCCAGGTGCTCCAGATCCAACCGGCACACCTCGGTGGCGCGCAGCCCGGTATCCAGCATCAAGGTGATCATCGCCAGGTGCCGGCGGCCTACGCCTGAAGAGGTATCCAGGGAGATCAGCAGCTTATTCAGCTTTTCAATATCGGGAGTAGGCTGCGGGCCCGGATCTGAGCGGCGCACGGTGAAGTCGAGGAGGGGATGCTTGGCCCCAAAGCGCCAGGCATAGAAAGAACGGACCGCATTACAGGCAGAATAGCACGTCGAATCGGACCACTCCGGGTGACTGGCAATAAACCCGGCGGCATCGATAGGGCGCGCTTTCTTCAGTGGTATGCGGTTTTGTTCTATCCAGCTCCCCCACAAAGCCAGATAGTGGCTGTATAGAGTCTTCGTAGTTGCGGCCAGTTTTGCTACAGCAATGTACTGGTCAAAGTCCTTCACATATAGATTATCCAACGCATTCCCCAAATAGTCACATAACGTAATCGGCGATGTACCGGGCACCATGCAATTTAGGTGCCAAAAAATACGCCGTTTGTCATGAATGATTGTCACATTTTAGGAGCCGTATGATCCGCCGCACTCACTCCGACAATGCCATGCTCGAAGACCTGCAAGCCGTGCTGCTCGACTGCCTGATCGAGCGCGGCCTTCACAAAGAATACCAGGCCGGCATTTTATCCGCCATTCCGCCAGATCAGCGCAAACAAATACAGGTACTTCTGCAAGAAGACCTGGAAACCTATACCTATCTCGAAACCCGCATCCGTGAAGCCCTGGCCATCCTGGCTGAGGCCCGGCCGGGCCCAACCGCATACAACCCGAACCGCGCGGCGGTGAGGGCACCGAGACCACTCTCAATCCTAGAGGTACAGCATGCCTGAGAACCGCATTCGGGATGACGGAGACCTGCGCAAGTGGCGAACCGAGATCCCGAACATCATTGATGACTGGGGGCTGGACGTTTATTCGTTTCGGCTTTACGTCCATCTCAAACGGGTAGCCGGAGATAACGGAGATTGCTTCCAGTCCACCGATAGCCTGGCCGCAGCCTGCTGCATGAGTGCCGGCGCAGTTTCAAACGCAAAACAGGCGCTCAAGGAAGCCGGCCTGATCGAAATCGAGCTCTCGGAAAACGATCACGGAGGCCGGAAATACCACAACATCACCATCAAAAACATCTGGCCGGAAAACTTCAAGAAGTTCTTAAGTTCATCACGTGAACTTGCAAGTTCACCACATGAAGGCTCAAGTTCACCACATGAACTTGCAAGTTCACCAGGTGAACTAAAGAAAGAACCTATTAAGAAAGAACCCATTAAGAAGATGGTGGAGTACGAGTCGGAGCCCGACGAAATTTTTTCGCGCATGCAGCACACCTGTGAACAGCTGATCGGCCGGCTCTGCACTCCAGGCGATCTGCCCACCATCGAGGCCTTCATTCGGGAGGGTGTTCTCGAAGAGGATATTCGTTCCGCGCTGGCCTGGCGCGTCGAACAGAAGATCCGCCCGGTGGCCAACATCCGCCAGTTAGAGGCCGGCGTGCTGCGCTCGAAGGCTGCGCGCACTCAGGCAGCCAACGCCGCCGCGGCGCCGGTATCCCAAAATGGGAATTTCATCCCAGGCGGTTTATCCCAAAAAGGGAAGATGACCGAGGAAGCTCGGGAGGCCTCGTGGAGGCGCACGATGGCGGAGCTGGAACAGCGCTACCAGGAGCGCGATGCCCTGGCTGAAGAGGAGGAAGCATGAACGATTTTCTTTACTGCGACGGCGGGGTTATCCAGGTCAACCCATCCCCCATCGGCGGCACCTTTGCCTACCGCATTCTTCGAGACGGCCAGGTCATCCGCGAAAACGGCGGGGTGATCGTGGCCGATTCCGCCCAGCCCCTGATCAGCAACAACCTCACCGAAATGCTCGCCCTGGTGCGCGGGTTGGGCGAGCTGCCCGACGATTGGACCGGCACGATCTGCAGCGACTCGCAGATCACTCTCGGGCGCGCCTTCCATGGCTGGAAGTGGACCAACGTGCCGGCCTGGCTGCGCCACGAATACGCTGCCAACCGCCTGCGCCTGGTCAACTGGGCGAAGATTACCCCGCTGCTGCTGTCCGGGCATCCCACGCGCGCGCAGCTGCAAGAAGGAATCGGCAAGCGCGGCACGCCGGTCAGTGAGCATAACGTCTGGTGCGACCAGCAGTGCGGCCAGATGGCTGCCGAAGTGCTCAACCTGCTGAAAGTGAAAGAAGGCCTGAATGTGCGCCCGCTACCAGTTCCTCAATAAATCCCTGGCCGCCGCTGCCCAGCGCGCCCACCAGACCGACACGCCCCTGGAGAAATCCAAGGACTTCACCGAGACCCTTTACCGGATGCGCGCCCACCGCGAGGAATGCCAGGAGTGCATTGACGAACTCAAGGCCGCCTTCCCCGAGCTGAAGGGCCAGAACCTGATCATGCAGTCTTTGCTGACGGAGGAATGATGGAAGTCCTGATTGCAGTTTTTGCATTCATGCTCTTTTTGACGATAACTACAGCGCGGTTGTTTCGCCCGCGCCACGGGCCCATGCGGGTGGTGCTGCTGCCCCAGGCCGAACCGCAGACCGAGGCCTACTACGGTCAGCACTATGATTTGCCCGGCCAGCATTCCGAGCGGCCGCAGATCTACGTCTGCGTCAGTGGCGTATGCAGCCCGACACGCCAGTACCAGGCCACCGGCAGATACATCCACTCGACCGCAGAGGAACGAGATGACTTTGACCGGGCCCAGACGCGCGCGGCCTATCAGCTCACTGGGGCAGAGATGCCCAGCGAGTGGGAAGAGATCGCCCAGATCGAAAACGGCCAGGTCATTGACGCCGAATTTGAGCCGGTAAAGGAAACCCTATGGTCTGCACACAACCGCTGACAATCGCCGCGATTGAGAAAAATTACACCTGCTGCCTGACGCGCGTGCGCGACTCTCACCTGCTGAGCATGCCGCTGCGCATGGCGATGTTCACCACTGCCGGCGGATGGGTGCTGATGGCCCATATCACAGACCGGTTTGTTATCCCGGAATGCAGCCGGCCCTATGTGCTGCTCAGCAGCAACTGAGAATAACCAATAATAACTGGAGGAACGATGGATAAACAAGAACTCTTTAATAGCAAACCTTCGGGTGATCGTTTACAAGCCTTGCGCGAAATTGCAGCCATGATGCACGCGCAGGATGGCACTTTCGTTATTCCCGAAAAGGTTGAATACCCAGAACCGGAGCCCGCTGCCGCGGCCACCGATGCCCCTATGCTGGTCGCTGAGCCTCCCGCCGAAACTGATGCAATGGGCTACCCGTTACCCGCGATATTTACAGCGCCGAACCCTGACCGTGTCCACAAAGGTGGCCCGTATTTCAACCCCACCAAAAAGGTCAAGGAAGAGAGCAAGAAACGCCGCAAGATGGCTGCCAAATCCAGAAAGGTAAACCGCCGCTAGCCCCCTCCCCCACTTAAGGGAGCGTTTTACACCCCCCTACCGAGGCGCACTCTCACAAATGAAACCAAAACTCCGCACTCCCCTGATCCTGCTCACCGCTGCCGCCCTGCTGTGGACCATCTCCGGCATGATCGACTCTCGCCCGTGGTCGCTGCTGATCCAGGCGGTGATGTTCATCTGCGGTGGGGCGGCGCTCTACACCGGCCTGTCTCACCTGGTGTACACCACCGCGGATGTGATGGCCCGCTTCGCCGCGGCGCGCTCCGCCGGCGACCTGCCGCGCATCCAGGCGGTGACCAATATGCTGCAGGTGACCAAAACCATGACCGAGTCTCAACTGGCCGTGATCGGCAGGCTGCGGCCGGAAATGGAAATGGTCCCCGGCAACGGAACTGATCCGCTCTACACCCTCGTGCTCCCGGCCGCGCGCGTACCCTGGGATTTCGTTGAGGACTGGGTCCACCAATGCAGCGACTCTGCCCTGGTGCCCGTGCGGCGCTGGTCGGAGGGCTCCAAGAGGCGCGAATATGCCGAAGCGCTGACTGCCCACATGATTGACGGCGGCTACGCCAGCCAGCCGGCCGGCAACGAACCTTCTCACTGGGTCAGCCCAAAGGCAAGAGACGCCGGGCTGCTCAGCATCGGATACAAGGAATAGGCGCCCTGCATGGAGGCCTGAATGAGTGAATCACTAATTGTTTTTTTCGTCGGAATGTTCATCGGGGCGGGCATTGTAATATTTTCTGCCCTATCTGTTTTGGCGGCAATCGAATTTATAAAAAATCGAGGAAATGAATAGTCATTGAAAAACTATTACTACGACATGATGTACCGTTTATCCAGGCGCGGATCGCGCCTCACCGGCTGGGTATTTACCCGCTGCATCTGCTGCCATCAGCCCCTGCGCGTCGTTGGCGCGTGGGTCGGTAACCATGATAACTGCATGCCATTCTAGGAGACCTATGCCGTACTTTGATCCCATTCACCAATCCATTCATGAATTGATCAGCGAGCGCGATGAGCTGGCCTGCAAGGTGGAAGATTTCCGCGCTGAAGCCCTCGCCTGGCGCAAGCGCGCCGAAGATGCCAACCCGGCCGGCGGCGTGCGCATCGTCATCGAAACCAATGACGCTACGGTGGGGGAGTGGATGGACAACCTGGTACTGGAGCGCCTGAAGCTGCGCGAAACCTGCAGCCGGCAGGCAGCGGAGATTACCCAGCTGCGGCGGATGCTCAACCTGCGGGAGCCGCAGTGCAATCCGTGCGTGAGCGTGGAGGACTAATGACCCTCGATGAACTAAAGAGAAAGTGCGAAGGAGCGATAAATTACAGGGGGCTGGTATCGTTGCCGACTCCGGCGAAGATTGTGCTGAAACTCCCCGAAAATAAAAACTGCCCTAAGCGTCGTCGAATATTCAGACAGCGCGGGCCAATGGGCGACGTGGTGGCGTGGGGGTTTGACGGATACGATACCGTGATCTTCGATGCGCAAGAAGTTCTTGATTACATAAACGGGATTATACACGGGGTGCTAGACGAAAAGGAGCAAGAAAAATGATTGACGCCGTTGAAATCATAAACCGATTTACAGAATACAACCCATCCAAAGGCGAGCTGCCTTTGCCGCTTCCTATCCCAGGGCATTGGTTCCGCAAAATTTGCGCGTTGGCTGACCGCATCGCAGCAGCGGAGAACGATAACGAAAGTTTGCGCGTCCGGCTGAAGTGGTCGAACCAGCGCATTGCTGAATTAGAAGACGCTTGTAATTTGGAAACCGAAACATCAACAAACCTCGGAATGTATCTCGACCAGGCACGGCGCGAAAACGAGAAACTCATTGCGTTAGTGAACGAGCAAAACACAAAGCTGCAGTCCTTTCGCTGGATAGACGTTAGGGAGCGGCTTCCCGAATTGGGAGGGCAGTACCTGGTGACATCCAAAATGATTAACGATACTTGGGAATGCTCGTATACCCAATATTGCGGCTGGCATACGAAATTCGAGCCGTCTCACTGGATGCCGTTACCGGAGCCGCCAAAATGAGCTGGAGACAATATTACTCTCAAGAAATCATCTGCGAGTTTTGTGGCAGAAAAGACCAGTACGGTCCGTTTCTGGCTTCGCGGACAAAAGCGGATGTCCGTAAAATGGCAAAGCGGGAAGGGTGGCACGTGGTTCGGGGTCCATGGAAACCGCAATTTGACATAAAGAAATCGGCAGACATTTGTCCGGGATGCTTTTTAACCGACCAGCAGAAGAAATATAAGGCGGTGAAAGGCGCGGTGGAAGCATGAACGAAATGGCCAAAGGCCGCAGCGTGATCGTGATCGAAATCCTCGGAGAAACGATACTGCAATCCGAACTGGACAATCTTGCGGAGAACTGGACTCACTTTGGAATGCCGCGCGGAAAATACACCTTGCATCCCAAAGAGGTTGAGCAATTGACGAACGATATCCGCAAGTTAGTAGCCGCATATAACAAGGTGTCCCAATGACCCGCCTCTACCGTGTCTGTTTCAAAACCGCGCACCTGCAGGTGCTGAAAGAATCCTGGCAGGAGGCTGCCAGCAAAGCCGAGGCCATCCGCCAGGCGCGCACCCAGAATGCCGGGTGGGTGGCCAGGCGCATCGAACAGGATCTACCGCCGGCGGTGTTCGTGGAGTGCGAAGGGATGAGGGTGAATGTATGAAATCGGGAACTATGCTTCTGTGTGCGAACTGCGGAAAACGCAAACCTAAAAGGGATATGATTTGGTGTTGCACTCCCAGGCGCCGGCGGTATTTTGTTTGTCTGGAATGCTGCAAACCTGGTCGCTCAATGTCATGGCACGGCTTGGCAGCGGATTGGCGCTGGCAAATCGTAAACATAGGAACATTATGAAATCCACCAAACTAGACTTTCTTACCTTCGCCCTCTGGCTCGCCTTCATCCTGGCTATGGCCGCCAGTGTCCAGCATCTCGCCTGGACATTCGGCACCGTTGAACGCCCTGGCTTTGAATGGCTGGGCTGGGTGCCGGCGGTGGCCGTCGATACCGGCCTGGCCGCCCTGGCCTACACCATTCAGGCGCGCAGAAAAACAAAGCGCCCGGTGTTCGTGCTGTGGGGCGGGGTTGTTTTCTTTGCTGCGATCAGCGCAGGAGCAAACCTGTACCATGCGCTGAGCGTTGAGAACGTCGCAGTAGCAACCGATGCCGTTGTTTGGATCAAAGCCGTGGTGCTGAGTGCGACGCTGCCGGCGATGTACGTTTTCATCGGCGAGATTATCAGCGGCGATGAAGCACAGGTCATCGCCGCTGCCGAACGTGAGGAGCAACGCGTCCGAGCAAAAGAGGAGCGCAGCCAGCGCCTGGCCGAGCAACAAGCAGCAAACGAGCAACGGCGCCTGGAGATCGAGCAACACAAGCTGTTGCTGCCGGTTGTGATCGAGCAACCCGAAGCGCCTGGCGTTTTCTGCGAGCGATGCTCGACCCTGTTCAAGAACAGGCAGGCCTATGCTGCCCATGGGTGCAACAAGATCAAGAGCAACGGCAACGGCCGTTCAGATTCGCTTGACGCACCGGTGAAGATCACTACACTTAAGGAGTAACCGTGTCCGACAATCCGCACTCAAAATTAGGTAGCACAAAAAGTGGGGGAGGGGGCCAGATCTGCCAGTTCTGCGTACACTTCAAAGAACTCAAGCCCCGGCCCGGCCAGCTCTACCACTACGGCTTCTGCAAATTCATCGGCGCTGGGGTCAACCATGGAAAACGTTATGGATCACGTAAGCATTAAAATCGAGGCGGAAAGCTGGAGAAAAATGGCTTTGTTTTTATTCAATCTTTGGGTTGGAACTAAAATTCCATGATTAGCATAATAATATTTATCAAAACCATGAAAACACTTTCACCCACCCTACCGAACGGAAAAGGAGAATAGAATGGATCTGATGGGATATGTAATCCTCTGGCTGATCTGCGGTTTCATCGCAGGCGCAATCTACAATAACAAAGGCCGCAGCGCGTTGACCGGCTTCCTGGCCGGCGTCTTGCTGGGCCCGTTGGGCGTGATCCTCGCCCTGGTATCCGGCAACGATAAGAAAGGCCTGGCCAGGCGTGAAGCCGAAGAGGTCGAGAAACAGGTCGAAGCCGGCGAGCTGAAGAAGTGCCCATACTGCGCAGAGCTGGTCAAGGCGGAGGCCATCGTGTGCAAGCACTGCGGCCGCGACCTGGCCCCCTCCCCCACCGCGCAGGAGTAGGTTCGTTTGCCTTAAATCTAAAGGGGAGTCCGGCATGGACTCCCCTTTTTACTATCCTGCACGCCGCCGTACAGGTTATGCCTGTCTCACATCATCCTCATCCCACGCCGGCCCATTATACGCCGTGCCCACAGGCGCCACCACATCGGCCGCGCGGATGTCCTGGGTAAAGTTCATCAGCAGCCGGCCGTCGTGGGCCCCTGTGAGTCCGTCACCGGCCCTGTATTCGAGTTTTGCCCAGATTGCCCCGATGGGTTTCGGCACTCCGCCGCGGCTGACTTCCCAGCCGCCCGTGCCGTCTGCGTAGCCCTGCTTGTAACCTGGCGTGCGCAGGTAGTAAACGACATCAAAGAACTGCCGACCCTGCAGGGTCAGGCGCTCGCGGGCAATCGGAACGATGTAGGAATTGTGGCTGTGCCCGTTCACCACGATATCCGCATCCGGCAGGTAAACCGCCTGGCGGTTGGTCTGGATCACCCCGCGCGTGACCGGAGCTTCGCCGCCTGAGCCGTGGAAATATTTGATCTTGATCGAACGCTTGGCAGAGTCCTGGCTCTGCTTCAGCAGCACGTTCACCCATCCGCCGTAGCCGCCGTGCACCACCGGGGAGCCGGCGGCGCGCAGGTTGGATACCAGGCGGTCCGCCAAATTGGTATTTGCGTTTTTGAGCACGGATAGTTCGTGGTTCCCGTCCGCAATAATGGAGAGCTGCTTGCGGTACTCTACCAGGTAATCGGTGGCGTCGCTGACCACGAAATCGTAGTAATCTTCCCGGCGGTACTCCGGCCTGAGCTCATCCATGCTGCGCCGCGGGTCGAACCTGCCCTGCATGGCGTCGAAGAAGTCTCCGAAAATCATCACCCAGGCGCGCCGGCGTTTGGCCTCCTGCAGGTGCTCGCGCAGCAGATCCCGGTTGCACTGCACCGAGTCAAAGTGCACGTCCGACATAAACAGAATTTCCTGGCACCATCCCGATGTCAGGCCGTCCACCCGGAAGGTTGTCACGGCCCCGAGCTGCGTTGGTGAGTTCATGGTTTCCTTATTTAAAGATCGTGTCGAACCTGGCCCTTAGTTCCATGATTGCTAACATTACCTCATCCAGCGTGGCGCCGGCGGCCGGCGGAGTGACCACCACGGGCGGAGGTGTGACCACCACCGGCGGTGGCTCAACTGGGGGCGGCGTGACGACCACTGCGCTCGTCTTCAGGAATTCCTGCAGCTTTGTCGCCGTATCGCACCACAGGCTGAGGTTGACCGCCGAAGGAGCGCCGGCCGCATCCACCATCTTGCTCATGCGCTGGTTGCCGGCGGAGAACTCCAGCATCACGACCCGCTCATCGTACAGGTAGGGCAGGATGCTCCACTTGAACGTGTCACCTGGTGCGTACTGGTAAATACTCCACAGGTCATCGAAGACGTTGGTGGAGCTGAGCGTTTCCTCGGTAATCGCCATCCACATCCAGGAGGCGCGTGAATTCAGGCCGGTTTCGACTTCGCCGTTGTAGTTGGCTGCCAGCCATTCCTTGGATGTCTTGTAAATGATCGGCACGGTGGGGATGGCGCCGGCCTGCATCAGCACGCGCAGTTTGTCCACCACGTAGCCCAGCACGTAAGCCTGCCAGGTGGAAGCCAGGTCAGCGCCTTTGAACGTCTTGGTCGAGGTCTGCTCGATAATCAGGGCTTTGATTTCCCGAAACTTGATCGTACCCGCCCGCACTTTGTCCCAGCACTGCGCGGTCTGGGTTACCCAATCACCCGCGCCAATTGCCCAGGCGCCCATCAGGCCGGGCAGGGCGATGTTCTGCCAGACGCTGTGGCCGTCCAGTTCGGGTTTGGATTTCATCTCATCCATGAACAGGGCGGCGTCAATGATGAACTTGCCAATCACCGGCACGCCGGCGGCCGCGGCCTGGTCGAACCTGCCCGCAAAGGTGCCCTCTGTTGCGCAGATGCGGTGGCTGCCGGTCCAGAATGACATGCTTGCCATCTGCAGGATCAGCGCATCCACCCCCCACTGATCCAGGGGGATAGTCGATTTCTGCGTGGGCAGCATTTCCATAACCCAGGCGCGCTGGTTCGTGGGGGTGAGCTTGTTGTAAATTTGTGCCATAGGTGAGGTTTCCTTTTTGCCGATCCAATCCAGCATCTCGTCCAGCGTTCCGTTAAAGATATTCCAGTCCAGCTGCCCGCCGTAGGTGGAGCCGACCGGCAGCATCATGCGGCTGGAATACTGCCAGATGCGCCAGGTAGACCAGGCTTCCATGTTGCTGGGTTGCCAGTCTGCGATGTTGATCACTTCCCACAGATCCTTGCGGGTGAAATACTTGTCCACGTTGTGGCGGGTCATGCCCGCGCGCACGTACACCCAGCTGGGCGCGTGGTAGACGTCCAGGCCGTAGTCCGGCCAGCTGGCCACCCAGCCCCCATTGAAGGCCGGCAGCCAGGCGTTCATCGCCGGGGAAAAGGATGTGGGGAAGTTCTGCCTGGAATAAACGATCACCCGCTTGTCAGGGTGCCGGTCGCGCAGGCCTTCGCACAGCAGGCGCGCCGTTTCGCTGATCTGTGCGGGCGGGAGCTTATTGCCGTTACCGTCGTCCCACTGCTCGATATCCACGGCGATAAAATCGGGCTGCTCTCGGGTGATGGCCTGGCTGTACAGCTCTACCAGGAAGCTCGGGCTGGCCGTGGGGTCATGCCAGTAGTAGCAGCCGACTATCGGCACCCCGGCAGCTCTAGCAGCCTGTATATTCTTGACTGTGGAGTAATTGCCGTAGTCGCTGATCTGTTCCTGTGCGCCCTTGAACACGGCAAAGGAAACCCCGACCTCACGGACCAGCTCCGACCAGGGCAGCATGACTTCGCCCCGGTAATCCAGGTAACTGCCCCAATCGATGCCGATGATCATTGAATGCTCCTATATTTCATAAGACAGCAACATGGTAACAATGCGCTTTCCTCCAGATGTGCTAAGCGCGGCAAGTGTTCCGTCTTTATACATAGTAATGGTCGTGGTATTTATCCCGATAATTCCTTGACACGGAGCGACCTGCAAAGCAGTTGCATCAATCACTAATCCGAATCCGATCCACTGCCCGTTAGCCGTATTGGCCGATGCCACTGGCGCCGTGTAAGTGGTGGTCCCAGTCGTAGCTGTGCCGTTTGTCCCTTCTCTGATGATCGCCGTCACCATGCGTCCGATAATGTTGAAACGGTACATCGTATTCGTTGGATTTGCAGAATATCCTGTTATAGAAGGCGTCCAATTGAACCACTGCGGAAACCCCACCGGGTTGGCATCCCGCGAATAGAACGGTGTCACGATTGCCGCATTGGCGACGGCATAATCAGACCCGGCCGTTACCGTCACCGTAGTGTTGGGCGCGCTGTAGCTTGCCCCTACCACGTAGAAATATTTGAGGGTGGTTTGGGTAAACTTGAACTTTAGCCCCACGGTAAAGAAATCTGTCCAGTTTCCTACCGCCGTGAATGTGTTTGCGCTGGCATAGGTCAGGGTAAAGGAAATCGGTATCCAGCCGGTGCCGCCGTCTGTTTCCATCGCCTCCATGCGGGCAAGGCGGTGCTGCAGGTTATCTATCTCGTTCATGCTTCAGCCCTCACCTGGCAGTCTATGGTTTCCCGGCCGTTCTCCACGGTCACATGGATGGCGTTGATGTGGGCGTCATAACCCTGCCCGCGGTATTCGGCATAGACTACATCTCCGAAATTGTAGTGAACCCCGTACAGGCAGCCGTCGGCGTCGATAATGTTGCCGGTCAGCACCTTCTTTGCGCGGTAGGTCTGCAGCCCGGCATTAGCCTCGCTTTGGATGGCCGCATCCGTGGCCGTGTTCCTGGCGTCAACCCATTTCTCCCGCAGGTTGAAAGGCGACAACCCGGCGGCGGTTGAGTTGGTTGCCGACTTCACCACCCGGTCCGCGCCCAATCCCTGCCCGCCGGCATACACGGCGGTGTATTCCTCGCTGTGGTCTTCGATGAAGGATGGGCTTTCCAGGTTCTTGCGCTCCCGGCTGATCACTACCGTCTGCCCGCTGGCCCGGCCGTGATCCACCCCGCGCCGGCCGGTGTAGGTGCGGAATTCCAGAGTCGCCGCGCCGGTGTAGACCGTGTCGTAGGCCAGGTAGGTGCCCTGCTGGAAACTCTCCTGCACCAGGTCGGTCAGCACATCGCTGACGATCCTGCGGGAGAACTCTTTGGTCACGGTGGGCCCCAGCGCCAGATCGGCCTGCACGCTCAGGTAGGCGGCCAGGCTGCGCGTGGCATCGGTGGCGGATGCGCCCAGATTTTCGCGCACAATGGCCTTGCACAGATCGTCGGCCTTGCCCGTTTTCGCGGCCTGGGTGGTGCCGGCGGCGTAGGCCACGTGCCGGCTGGCCAGCAGGTAATTGGCGTCCTGCGCTTCCACGCGGAAGATTTCCCGCCCGCTGTTGTCGGTGATGTAGCCGAAGGCGCGCACAAAGAAAACGCTCTCACCGTCCAGGTACGGCGCATTCGCCCCCACCGTGCGCCAGGGCTCCAGGCGGGTGTCGACCCGAAACAGGCTGGTATCGGTGGAGACCGGGTCAAGATCAAGGGTCAGGTATCCGGTCTTGCTCTCAGCGCGCCCGTATTCCAGCCGGACGAACCCATTGATGATCGTCTGCAGGGTGCCGAAAGGATCGCGCAGGTAAATTTGTGTCGCCACTATCTCACCGCCCCATCAATGCTCCAATACTGATCGCGCCAGGTCATTACAATGGCCGTGGCGGCCGTGGTGCTGCCGTACATGAAGGCTGATACGTTATTCGCGCCGGGCAGCAGCTCCCAGTTGAGGTTGGAGCCGGGGAGAATGGTATTGAGAATGTTGCCGCGGAATGATGAAGTGAAGGAAACCCGCTGCGGGTTGAGGTCAAGCACGGCGGTTTCGCCGGCCAGCAGGGTCAGGTTAAAGAAAATCGACTTGCCGGTAGTGTAGTTTTTGAGCTGGTAAGTCGTGCCGGGCCCGGTGAAGGTAATTTTCGGGTAAGCGGTTGCGCTGCCTATGTTGGGCACGGTGACGGTGGCGCCGTAGGCAGTGCCAGATGTGCTGTAGCCGATATACAGCGTTCCAGATTTGTCGATAACCGTGGAGTATAGATTTGCAGAGCCAGGGGTATCGACTTCCATCGGCATAAATGACGATCCATTCCAGATCACCATTCTGTCAGAGGGGGCTATCCCGCCGATGCTCGTGAACGAACCGCCGACATACAGTAAATTATTGTTAATGTACAGCGCATAAACCTGGTCGTTTGCGCCACCGTTCATTCCGCTCCAGGACGTGCCATTCCACTTGGCAATATAGGCCGCTCCTGTCGCTCCGGTAACAGATGTAAATGTTCCGCCGGCATATAGTGTCCCATCCGGTCCAATCGCAAGCACGTTGACGTTTCCGCCCATGCCAGATCCCAGCGCGGACCAGGCTGCTCCGTTCCATTTCGCGACGTAATTGACCGTGGTTCCCCCGGCTGTCGTAAAGTTTCCGCCGGCATACAGCGTTCCGTCCGGCGCAATCACGATTGACTTGACCAGGCCGTTCATGCCTGTGCCCAGGGCTGACCAGGCGGCGCCATTCCACTTGGCGATATAGTCACCGTCGGCCGACCCCAGATCCGTGAACTGACCGCCGGCATACACGGCCCCATCGTTGCCCACTGCGATCGCATAAACCGTATTGTTCGCTCCGGTCCCCATCGGATACCATGAGCCGCCGTACCATCTGGCAATTTTGACTGTATTTGCGACGCCGCTCGCAAGGGTAAACAGACCGCCTGCATATAGCGACCCGTCAGGGCCGGCGGCCAACGTCATAACGCCGCCACCGCTCATGCCAGTTCCCAGCGGAGACCAGGCCGATCCATCCCATTTGGCGATATAGACAGTATTGGCCACGCCCCCGGCCAGGGTGAAGATCCCGCCGGCATAAAGATATCCGTCCACGCCGGCGGTCATTGCAAACACCGCCTCATTCATCCCGGTGCCCATCGCAGCCCATGCCCCTGATGAATTGCGGCTGATGATGTAATTCGCATTCGCCACGCTGGTCTGATACCCCAGCGCCGCGCCTTTCTCGCCTTCCTGCTGAATATAGGGCAGGTACATACGGAAATTGAGCGGCACTTTCTCATTGTAGGAATTCGCCTGGCCGTCCATCTCCAGGCCGCCCTCGTAGACCGCCTGAATGATCTGCGTTTCCGCGCTCTCCAGGCTGCTGCCGTCGAGTTGGTCCACCTGCAGCAGCAATGGCTGCCGGCTGGTCGTCAGGTCAGGCTTGAGCGCGTTGATCAGCGCGGCCCGCTTGGTTTCGATGGCGGCGTAGTCGCCCGCGCCGGTCATATTGACCACGATGGAAAACGGGCGTTCCTGTGTCACCGTGTTCTGGTAGAAAGCTCCCCCCAAAGTGGAGGGCACGGCGATATTGGTCAGCATCGCCATTCCCAGCCCCGCAATGCCGACGATCCTGGCATAGGTCGAGATTTTCATATACGTTCCTCCGGCGCGCGATTGGCCCGACCGCCAGCTGGTCGAGGCATGGGGTGTGCCGTTCCATCGGTAGGCCGTCTGGCCTGGCACCAGCCCGATCAAGCTGCCGTCGATATAGGTGGAGACCGCGCCGGTCTCCAGCTGGAAGCCGTCCACATAAAACTTGGTCGTGCTGGCCACCGATGAGCGTGTGATGTACAGGCGGAAAGTCGCGCTCGCATCGGCCGTCCAGGTCACCGAGCGGCGCTTCCAGTAGCCGGTGCCGGTCCAGGTGGTGTTGCTCGATTTCAACGCGCCGCCGGCGTCGCCGATCCACAGGTTGAACGTCTGCCCGGCGACATCCAGGATATCCGCACTGAATGAATAAGACTGTCCGCTGGTCAGGGCGATGGCATAGTACAGGCCTGAGACCACGCCGGTGGCCGTGGTGATTTCACAGGAAGCCGCGCCGCGGCGCATCTGGGTGGTGACGCGGGCAATCGAGACCCCGGCGCCGCTGGCCGTGTAGCCGGTGGCGTCAATCTCAAAGCTCGGATTGGTAACCAGGTTGGTGGCTTCCTTGGGTACGATGATCGAAACTTCCAGCGTTCGCAGTGTCATGCCATTAACCTCGCTACGGCCTGCCGCCGTGAAATCTCCGAGACGATTGCCGCCGGGTTCAGAGCGTAGATGTTGTAGGTGTCGCCCTTGATGGCCTGGCCAGCCGGGGTGACCGTAACGGTTTCGCCGGCGGATGCGGTTTTGTCTGGCCCGAGCGGGTAGCCTTCATAGCCGTACTTGCTGGGGATGACGAACGAGCCGCCATTAGCAAAGCGGCCGCCTTCAGCGCCGCCGCCGTTGCCGGCAACGCCTGTCTGGCCTGAAGATGAGGAAGATCCGCTGCCCGAGCTACCTCCGCCAGGGGGCGTCCAACTGAACGACGGTCCCTGAATATTGGCCGTGCCCATCGCGTTTAGTTGGGCAGCCTTTGCTAATGCCCGGTCAAGGTCGCTGAAATCGGCGCGGATGGTTACCAGGTAATCGCCATACGCCAGGTCTTTGATCGCCTGGGTATATTCAGCAATAGTGATCTTGCCGGCGTCCAACTGGGCACGCAGTTCCTGCACGCGAATCATGGTGCCGTAGGTCTTCTCATTCACCAGGCCCATAGACTTTGCCAGGTCGAGCGCGGCAACGGAGTCCAGGCCGGCTGCGGCCTTCTGATACAGCATTTCCTTGGTCAGCGGCTTCATGCTGTCGTTGATTAAATTTAGTCCGGCCTGGTTGAGGTCTTCCATCGCTTTCTTCCAGTCTTTCGCGGTTGGAGCCGCTGCCCCCAGGCTGGAAGCAAATTCGTCAAAACCTGCGGCGGTGACTTTTGCGGCGTTTTTCGTATCAATCAGCGCGGTCTTGATTTTCTCGGTTTCTTTTGTTGCGTCAAATTCAGCCCTGGTCACCGCCACAATCTCGCCGGTATAAACCCTCATTGCCCCGGTGCCGTTGCTGACCACCTTGTATACCTGGCCGGTCTCATCTACTAGCTTCCCGGCTGCGCGTGAAGCGCGGGCCATCTCCGTGACATAATCTTCATAGGTTTGGGACGTTTTTCTGACCTGGCTTTCGTGATCAGCCAGGATATCGGCGTACCCGCTTGTAATGCTTTGCAGTTGCTTAAAAGAGGTGTATGCCTGGTTGAGCACCGGCAGCAGCGCGTTCCCAAGATCGTACTTGACGCCCTGAATGGTGTCGCCCAAATCATCCAGGTTGCGCTCCCAATTGCGTGCCGCCTCTACCTGTTTCTCGGTCAGCACCATGTTGTCGGCTACCGCGTCGCTCATTTCGCGGATGCCCTTGGAACCGAGCTCCATGAACTCTGCGATGTCCTTGCCCGAGCGGCCGAAATTGTCCGTCAGGAAATTGGCGCGCTCCAGGCCAGGCGCCAGCTTGATGTACTCGTCGCTCAGCTTGGCAATGCCCTCGATGGATGTATCCAGGCCCTTGCGCACCCGGAACTGCAGCATGTTGCTCAGGTCGCCGAATTCGATCTTGGCATCGTCGGCCACTTGGATCATCCGACTGGACTCTTCGACGCTAGCCCCGGTCGCCCTGGATAATTCCTTGACCTGCGAAGCATAATTGACAGTGGAGGTGACCAGATGATCATAGCCTTGTTTGGCTACGTCTAAAATCGTGCTGCCCGCTTTTAAAACGTTATTGAATTCAATCGCCTTGATGCCGGCGGTAGAAAATCCGTCCCCCACTTTTCCGTAAGAGCCTTCCAGCCCCTTGATGGACTTATCGACATTCCCAAGCGCGCGCTGAGCATCCTCAACCGCGGCGTCAACCTCAATTTTTACCTTGTCGTTTCGGCCCATTGCATCACCTGTATCAGAAGATCGTTATCGGCCCGGTTGGCTCTCGCCCACTCGGCCCAATCGCCGGAAGCCTGGCGGCTGGCATAGGCGGTCAGCACGCGCGGGGCGATCTCCAGGCTGCGGATCTCTCCCACTCCCATGACCCTGCCATAAACCGCCTGTGCGCCGTACCGGGAAACTGCCTCAACCGCTTCGAGTATTCCCGGCCTGGCGCCGCCGTGCGCGCAATAGTAGTAAACGGCGGCGCCTACACTAAAGGGGCCTCGTCTTCCTCGCTGATGATCTTGATAATTTCCTGCATCAGCCAGATGATCAGCCGGCCGGCTGCCAGGCGCGGCGAGGCGGGGAAAGTCTCGGGCGTGTACTGCTTGGGTGGGGTGTCCTTGCTCTCGATAATGTCCCACCGTTCCACGCACGCGCAGATCCCCGGCAGCACGGCCGGCGTATTGTCATCATTCAGGGCAACCTCGGCAATCGAGCTTTCCCCGAAGTTTCTGACCGCCTCTTTCCACGCTAAGTAACGCGGGAAGGGCAGCGGATAGGCCAGGGTGACCGTACCCGGAAAACGCCGCACAGGCGAGGTGATGATCTTACTCATTAGGCGGGCACGACCTCAGCGGCGGTTCCCCAGGCGGGGAGCACGGCGGAGCCGGCGGTCATGCGCAGTTTTGCCTTGAACTTGCCGCCCGACTCTTTGTACGACGTGACAATCACGCCGCTGTTGCTGGCCACCACGGCGCTCAGACCGAACTGCTGCTCACCGGCTTCCCAGGCATGGCGCACGCCGATCTGCACGTCAAAGCTGAGCGCAGTATTGGCGCCGACCAGGGCGCGCAGGACGGTGGAAGCGCCGGTGGTAGCGGTGTTGTCCACGGGGCCGCCGAATTCCAGTGAGAAATCAGGCTTGCCGACCAGCACGCCCTTGACTGCATCCTGGAAGGCCGACATTTCCTCTTCGGAATAATCCAGGCCGAGATCGCCCAGCGAATCGATGTTGATCACCCGCATGGACCCGCCGCTGGAGATCAGCAGGCTGGTAAAATCCTGAACGGTACGTCCGGTTTGAACTGTCATGTGGTTATCCTCTCATAAAGCCAAGCACAAAGGTACAGGCCGTCGCCGACCCGCCGAAAGCAATCTGCCAGCGCAAATACTGGCGCACGGTGGCGTTGGTCGCCAGCTGGACAATCCCGGATGTCGGCGCACTGGCCGTGGCGATCGCGCCCGAGGTGGCCCCGGAAAGCGCCAGCCAGGCCGTGCCGTTGGCCGAGTCGTCGATTGAAAGAGTGACCGATCCCGCCCCGGTGATCGAGCGGATCTGGTACATCAGCCACCCGCCGGCGGCCGTGGCTGCACCGTTGTCCACGTTGGTGTTGGCTGCATTGGCGCCGGTCTCGCTGCCATAGGCATGCAGCAGCTTGCCCCAGTATTTGGTGTAAGCCATCGCCGCGGTGATATCAGGACCGGCAAAATCCATCCGCGCTGAAACGACCTGGTTGCCCGCGGCCTTATAGGCAACCTGGTACATCGGCGCGGCAAACACGTCGTCACCCATGGCCGGCGCAGCCATCACGCCGCGGGCCAGCAGCAGGTTGCGTCGGGCGCCCTGTGCGGCGACAGACAGCACGTGCAGGCCGCTGGTCGCCGTGTTGTCAAAGACGCCGTTGACCGGGCCGAAGGTAACCGCCGGTTTCCCCAGCAGCGCGCCGGTGATTGCGTCGCTCAGGCACAAAGTGTCGAACTCCTGAAACTCAATACCCTGCTCGCCGGTGTCCATCACGTAGCCGCTCTGGTCAAATCCGTCGATATACAGCCTCTCGTAATCGGTCAGTGTTCTACCGGTTGCCATCAGACCTCCTCAACAATCGTCACGCGCAGCCGCTGGGTGACGAAATACGGCCCGCCGCCCTGCTTGTCTTTCACGTCCATCAGGTCACCGTCGGAGATGATCCCGGCGATGTAGTAGGTGACGGACAGAAACTTGGTCGCATCCAGCAGCAGGATCAGCTCGTCGCGCAGCGTGCCCAGCGTGCTGTAGGCGGTATCGTTCAGAAAACGGGTGTAGATGTCCGCCAGACAGTCCCATTCATGCTCCCGCGTCATGCCGGCGGTATCATAGGCCGGGATGCTGCCAGGATACAGCACGCACATATTCGTCAAGCCGCTGTCCAGCACGCGGATATCGCCCTCGGTGACGCTGCCCTCCACGAAAGAGGGCGAGGTCAGCAGCAATGTTTTCAACAGCGCCTGCGCCGGCATGTACCCGCTCATAGGCCCACTCTCCGGGCGACCAGGATAATCTCGTCGTGGATTTCATCCGGCAGCACCTGAAGTTCCTCTTCCATCACATCCCGGAAGACATCCCAGCGGCCGGCGTGCATCCATGCCTGACCGGTGCCGTAAGCGTCGCCCACCACGTATTTGGCATAGGCTTTTCCGTTCGGCCCGGCGGCCGTGTTTTCCACTGAGTAGCCGCGCTCAATTTCTTCGATCTTCCAGTGCGAGAACAGGCGTCCCGTGCGCACGTAGCGCTGACCGGAGCGCTGCGCGGGATAGGCCTGCATGCGCCGCACCACGCGGTTCATCACGGTGCGGATGCGCCGCCGGCCGATCAGGGGCAGTTCGGCAGAGAGGTTTTCCAATCCCTGCCGAACCATCTCCCCGCGCACGCGAACCGATAACCTGGTCATCGGCCGATACTCCATGTCCCAAAGTTGTCACGGGTAAACAGGTGATCGGGGGTTTCCCCGGTTTCGTCCGTTTCCCGGTAAGCGATCTGCCCGGCGTCCGAGGTGGTCCGGTTGGCTCCCATGGCCACTAACCCGGCAGCGTTGGCGTCCACCCAGGCACGCACATCGGCATTGATCGCCTTGATCGGGCTGACGCCGTTCTCCAGGGCGCGGTCAGAATAGAACCGCCCGGCGCTGTTGGCAGTGCTTGCGAGATCGGCGACCAGGGAGTTGACCACCCCATCTAAGGCCGGGGTGACATCTGCATCAGTGATGGGGGTAACGAACCCGGCTGTAGCCAGGGCTACGTTGAGCATCGAGGAAACCTGGGCCAGCCATCCGGTGACCGCGCTCAAGCTCGGGTTGGTGGTAATGTCAAAAGCGCCGGCGTTGGTATATCTCCGGCAGAGCGAGGCAACGCCTTCGGCGGACCCGTAGGAGGCCATCAGTCCACCATGAGCCAGACAGAAACCGAGTCGCCGTCATTGGCCTGGGCCATATCAATTTGGATGTAATCATTGACCGCAAACGGCGCGTTCGAATCGGTGATCGCGGCGGCAGCGGCAGTGACGCATCCAGAGCGCGGGGCAAAATAGCCGTTAGTCGCTGCGTTAGTTACCGTTAGAAGCGGCACGGACGGCGTGACCCCGGATAGGCCCTTAGTCTTGATGCCTACGTCGGTCGTGCCGGCAGGCGGAGCGTCGTTATATTGAAGCACCACGCCCATGATATAGCCTCTGATCGGCGTTGGCGTGACAAAGGTTCCCGCGGCGGCGCCGGCTCCACCGGTGGCGGCTGACGTGGTAAAAGGGCCGTGCATTTGCACCATAAGGATATCCTTCCATTAGGGGCGGTTGCCCGCCCCTAACTCAAAACAACCGGTAAGAAGTTTACGTAGCACCCAGGAAGGCCAGGCGCCAATCGCCGTACACCACGTTGTAGCGGGAGTAAAACTTGAACCAGTACTCCCCGCCGTCTGCCGCATCCGGGTCGAACCCATAATCCTGCAGGCTGGGCTCTTCGCGCATGGCCACGTAGATCGGCTTGGCCACTTCGGTGGTGCACAGACCCATGTAGCAGGTGCTGCCGATGTTGGGGTTGATCAGCGGGGTGCTGACGCCCAGGTAAGAGTTGATGTCGAAGTTCGCCTGGCCGCCCTTCTGGGGGTTGCCGCAGACCTGGAAAGCCACATCGCGCAGGGTAGGCGAGGTCAGGAAGATGTTGTACTCGTGGTCAACGAATTCACCCTGATCGTCGCGGAAACTCTTGGCCAGCACATAGCCAGTGTTCCAGCTGGCCACGCTCGCCGCGTTGGCGAACAGGTTATCCTGGGCGGTCTGGTAATGCGCGCCCTTGTCGACATGCGCGTCATTGAAGAAGGTCAGGCCGTCGTAGCACAGGCCGTAGGTGGAAGCATCGCCGGCGTCCAGGGCTTTGAAGACCAGGTTATTGATCGCGCGCTGGAAGTTTTCACCGGCGCTGCGCACCTTGGTAAAGAGGGACGAGGTCTGGTCGTCTTGCACGGCGTTGTACGAAATGCCGACTTTGACCACCCAGTTGCGCGGCTTGACGTTCACCGATTTCTCAATGAAGTGACGCATCGGCCCGCCGCCCAAATCTTCCACGGGCATGGGAGCCGCGCCGAGGTCCACCAGATCCTGCGACTTGCCGGTCATGTTGATCAGGCCGGCGACGGTCTGCCAGTTAAAGCGGGTCTCGCTAACGGCGGTCAGAAACCCGGTGCGGGCACCGACCACGAGATGTTGAGGTACGTTTCCAGAGATAGTCATGGTCTAGGTTCCTTATGCCCCGGCGCAAACCTGGGTAACCAGCTTGATGTAGACGTAGCCGTCTTCGACAAACTGAATGATGCCGATGTACGGAATATCGGCGGCATCCGCGACCAGATCAACATGATCCGCGTTCTGGAGGTAAGCGCCCAGACCGGCGGAGGCGTTGGTGATCGAGGTGTTGTTCTTGAAGCCCAACACGGTCGGCTCGATGTAGGCTTCCACGCCGGCCTTTTCAATGGTCTCCGCGGTGGAGATGGCGATGCTGCCGCCTTCCATGGCGATGCCCATGAAGACATCGGTAGCGGCCACAACGGGGTGGGTAATGTCGTGGCAGGGGGTGACGTTGACCGTATCGGCGGACTGGTCGATGATCAGGGCTTCGCCCTTGTACCAGGTCTGCGCGATGGACGAATCCACAATGAACTTGTGGGTATTAGCTTTGCCGTATACCCGCAGCGGCTGATCTTTGGTGACAGCGCCCATGGTTATTTCTCCTTCGCAAATTCAGCCAGGTTGTAATCGGCCATTGCACCGAGTTCAACCGCGTTGGCTTTGAAAAATTCCTCAATCGTCTGCCCGGCAGCGATCCAGGATTTAAGGTGAACGGCCATCTCGGGCGGCATCACCGCCGTCCCGACCTGGGTGCGGGAAGATCCGCGCTCAGAAAAACTGATCAGCCCGGCCTCGTGAATCCGGCTCAGAAGTCCCTCGGCTTTCGCCTGCGCTTCCGGGGAGAGCGAGGTCAGAAATTCAGCCAGCTCATCAGTAGGAATAGGCAAACCCATGGGGTGCGCTTCTGTTCCACCGGTCAGCCGGCTGCACAGCTCGGTGACGTGCGCCTGGCGCTGCTCGGTGGCAATGCGCTCAGTCGCAATCACGGCCGCGCGCTGTTCGATCAGCGCCTGCAGTTCGGCGGGTGGATTGCCGGAGGTCAGTTCGGCTCGCGCTTGCTGGAGAAACGTGTCTTTCTGTTCCTGCGTCAAGTTGGCGAAATCCATATCTGTTACCTCCAAATCTGTGGTGTCCGGTTCCGTTTCCGGCGCCGGCTTGTTGGGACCAGGCAGCCGTGCGGCAAGCCCGGAAATAGCTTTTTCTACGACCATCTCCACCCGTTCGATCAGGTTCATTTCGGGCAGCGTCTCCAGCTGTGCGGAGAGCTCCACCGGGCGCAGCAGGATCTGGTGATCGGCGGTGCGGCTGGCCGGCCAGTTGGTCAACGAGCCGCCCGTGATAACCTGCGCTTCGATATCAATGGTCGGGCTGAAGAAGCGCATCTGATCTGAGCCAACCAGCTGCCGGCCCATCTCGGTCCAGCGCGGCACGATCTGCACCACCCCGCCCACCTGCTGCACGTCCGTGATCCAGCCGGCGGCCTCGCCGTGGTTGTGGTTCATCGCGTCAATCGGGAAGCCCACCACATCGCCATTGGCGTCACGGGTGGACTGCAGCGCCATGCGCGTCTTGAGCACGTAGGTGGCCAGGTCTTCGGGTTTGATCTCGAGCTGCTGGCCCCACATATCGGTGAACTTGCCCGATGCCATGCCGTCAATGGCTTTGGCGTCCATCAGTGTCTGCAGGTTTACGAACAGAAAATCTTTTTTCATAAGGTCTCCAAACAAAAAGGCCGAACGCGCCGCGGTTGCGGTGGTTCGGCCAGTTGTTGAACGAGGTCGATACTATGTAATTTTTAGAACGTGCATCCTACAAAATTATTATAGCACCGTTGGAAAATATTACAATTACTTCCCCAATTCCATTACCCGCAGCGATTCGGCGCGCACGATTTCAGCCTGCCACGGCATGGATTTCAGGTCGCACTTGACCAGGCGGATGACGTACTCGCCCGGCGGAAGGCGGTCGATTTCGCGCGCCAGGCTGACCACGCGCGCGCTCAGGTCGGAGATGGGGCGAGGCGCCGGATCGGTCATTTGCTCAATTCGACAATTTTGGCCGGCCCGAGCTGCGCGCCGCGCGGCAGGGTGCGGTTGACGACGCGCTCCAGCTCTTCGATGCGTTTCTTGAGCGCTTCGATTTCCGCCTTCAGCTCGTCGTTTTCTTCCTGTTTTGTTTTGGTCATCGCTCCTCCTAAAACGTGTAAACCTGGCCCTTGTCGTCATACAGATAATGCTGGCATTCCCAGCAGCCGCACTCGTAGTTGTCGTTGCCGCGGTAGATCAGCAAGCCGTGGTTCTTCCACCAACTGGCCTTGTGGCGCTGGCCCTTCAGGCGCTGGCAGGTGCCGCACGATTCCTTGCCGTCCGGCCCGCCCAGGGTGAGCATTTTATTGGCAGCTCCGCGCACTTTGCCCGCGCTGTAGATCCCATCCAGCGTGCGCGCGTAACCCTCAGACCTGGCCTCGGACACGCCGGCGAGGATACCGGCGCCTTCGTCTTTGGCTTCCTTTTTCAGGTCGCGCAGCTGGTAGAACAGCTCGTCCACAAAACCAAACTCCCGCTCCACGCGCGCGTTGATCCACTCCAGGTCTTCGCCCTCCGCCGGCGCCGCTCCGCCGCCGTCAATCAGGCCCTGCTCGAAGGCCGGGTAAAACGCAGCCAGGATCGCCTTCTTAAACAGATTGCGGAAGCGGGTGATCCTGACACTGTCGGAGTACAGATACTCGGTGATGTAGCCGGCGCACTCGATTTTATAAGCGGAGCGAATCGGGGCGTAATCACCGATGGAAAGTTCCACTGCCGCGGCCGCGGCCGCGATGTGCTCAATCGCCGCATCGATATTAGACATTGCGCATCATCTCCGGGTGGTGGAGCAAATAGCGCGCCCAGCGGCTGCGCAGTTCGGCTTCAGCTGGGGGCGTGTCGGTCGGTTCGTCATCTTCCGGCGTGTCCTCTGTAGGCGGGGCATCCTGCGCGGGCGCGTTATCCTGCGGCGGCGCCTGCGGAGCGTCCTTCACCTTGGGCAAGTTCTCGGGCAGGAAGTCGGTCAGCTTGCGGATGGCCTTGAAGTCCTCATCGCCCAGGGGCATGACGGCTTTCAGGGGAGCCAGGATTGAAGCCAGCTCGCCCAAAGAAATCTTCTTGCCCAGGCTGGTGATGGTGATCTTGGGCATCTCGCTGACGCCCTGAAATACCGATGGGTTCCATTCCTTCAGCTTTGGCACCAGGGTCTTATCGATCTGGTTGGCAAAGCCTTCCATCATGCCGTTGAAGGCAGTCATGAACATGCTGCTGCTGTCGGTCATGGCCGCATTGGAGCCGGCGCCGGTGGTAGCCGATAGGGTGATCCACTGCGCCAGGAACAGTTGCAGCTTGACAATGCCGTAATACTTGATTGCCTCAAGCAGCGCAGCAGCGGCGCTGAAAGGGATGTCCTTCAACTCGCCCGTGTAGCCTTTGGGCCATACTGCATAATTGCCCTCCTGCGCGGTGGTCACGGCATGCGCGGCTTTGGCCACGTCCTGCTTATCCGCCGGGGTCAGGGCCTGTTCGGCTTTGACATCCAAATAGCCGGCGGAGTGCTCGAAGCCGATGCCCTGGACAATCTCAAGCCCGTATTTAATTCGCTCCAGGCGCCAGACCGCCTCTAAAGGCGTCAGGCCTTCCGGGTTGTGGCTGTCGCCGAAGGTCAGATGCAGGCAGTTCTCCAGCGGCAGGGTCACCATCGGGTTGGGATAGACAAACTGCACCATGCCGATAACCTTGCCGTTGGGGTTGAATTCCCAGCGGTAAAACGAGCTGCTGTCACGCCAGCCCAGCCGGCGGATGCCAATCTTGTTGTCGCTGTACTGGCTCTGCCAGTCGTCTTCATCCGGCGGCTTCCACTTGGGCGAGCGCACGCCGGGCACGATTTCCCACAGGCCCCAACCAAAGAAGGGCACGTTATTAATCAGCGTGTCCAGGAAGGTCGAAGGGCCGCCGTCCATATCTTCCAGGCATTGCTCGATAAACTCGCCGGCCGCCTCGTCTGCCGCGTTGGGGTTATCGGGCAGCTGCACCTCAAAGGACAGGCCGCGCGCGAGGGCGGAGAATACGAACCGCACCATCGAGACCTCGGGGTCCGAGCGGCGCAGGCGCGAATAGAGCGGCTGCACGCCTGGCCAGCGCAAATCTTTATGGTACGCGGCTTCAACAAACCCCATAAACTGCTGAAGGCCGGTCCTGCCAATTTCGGAAAATTCGACTGCCATAGTTATCTCCTAACTCCAACGATTCGAGTAATTCTCTGTAGTTCCCAGGTCACGAACATCGTCCCAGGTGGCGCCGGCGTCTGCCAGGCGCAGGAACGCGCCGCTGGCCGCATCGACCTGGTCGTCATTGGCCCCGTTGGGAAACGAGGTCAGTTCGTCGATAAAATCCTCATTCCAGGCGCCTACCACTAATTTGACATTGCTCACTTCCGCCTGGCTAGCCAATGGATCGGCCCGCACTGCCTTTTCTCCGGTAACCTTGTCGGCATGGACGCCGTAGCCGCTCAGCATGGTCACCAGGTTATTAATCACGTCCACGCCCGAGCTGCCCGGTTCCTGTTCCAGCCAGATCTGTACGTTGCTGTACTTCGCCCGGTCTGCCGCCGCGGTTTGCTTGATGATCCGGTCGCGCTCACCGCTTGACCACTGCCCGCGGATGACATCAATCACGTAATAGGTGGTGCCCACGCGAGCCATCAGCAGGCCCACCGTATAATCGCCGTCATTGGCCGTGGCGCCGCGGTCCCAGTAGCGCACGTACACCGCGCCATCGGTGGGGGCCCCGCGCACGATCTCAAACCAGGAGCGCTTGAAGAAGTCGCCTTCTTGCTCCATTGGCCGCTGCTGGTACAGGGCCCAATAGGAGCGTTTCAGCACGACCTTGATCTTGGCCAGCGCTTCCAGCGGGTAGCGCTGCGGGTTGAGCGCTTCACCGACCTGGCGCCCGAGCGGGTCGTTGGCTTCGGCCTCTGCCGGCAGCCGCAGCACCTTCCAGTTGGGCCCATCCTCGCTGCGCAAAATCCGCCCGGCCAGGTCGTCTTCATGCCAGCGGGTCATAATCAGGATGATCGCGCAGCCGGGTTCCTGGCGGGTGTACAGATCATCGGTGTACCAGTCGTAAACCGCGTCACGGTAAACCCGCGACTGCGCTTCCTTGCGGTTCTTGACCGGGTCATCGATCACGATCAGATCGCCGCCCTGGCCGGTGATGCCGCCGCCCACGCCCACCGCTCGCATGCCGCCGCCGGCGGTGGTTTCCCAATCGTGCACGGCGGAGCGTTCATTGCTCAGCGCCACACGGGTGGAGGCGATCCGCCGACTCTTGCGGCTGAATTTCTCTGCCAGCGTCTGGTTGTATGCGCCGATGATCGCCCGCATGCCGGGGTTCTTCTCCAGGCGGTAGACCGGGTAGCGCACGGTGACCAGCTCACTCTTGCCGTGCCGCGGCGGGATGAAGAGCATCAACTTCTCCATCTCTCCTGCAGTTATCTTGTTAAGGTGCTGCTGAATGAGGAGCTGATAGTCCCAGTTCCACACCCAGTTCGGCGTGACCTGTTTCAGCCAGGCCTGGTATCCAATAAACGCCTGGGCCGGCTTGCGCTGGATCTGCCGCCGGCGCAGTTCAAGCTCAGCCTCCGCGCGCAGCTGCAGATATGACTTTGAGCGGGTCTTCGCCATTGGCAATCCGTTCCAGCTGTTCGTCGGTCAACCCTTGCAGGTCAAGGTTCAATGAGGTTGAATTCTGCTTGCGCTGCCCAACCTCCTGGGCGATGTCATCCAGGGTGCCGCGGAATTGCTCAAGCAGGGCGGCGTTGAATCGCACCAGGTCAACCCGCTCGGCAAACTCTCCGCTGCCGATGGATTTCACATCCGGCACCCAAACCTTATCCTCCTGGCTGATTTCCTTTTCAAGCCACAGCGCCAGGTTCTTCAGGCTGCGCACGCGGATGTGGTCCAAAGCGAATCCTTCCTGCAGCACGGCCAGGCGTTCGGCCTCTGCGCGGCGGGAGGCCTCCTGCGACATGGCGGTGTCCCAGTCTTCGGCGCGCTTGTGCCATTTGTATTTTTTGGCCGCGTTGCGCCATGATCCGGGCAGCATGCGCGACTCTTTTATCCCTTTGAGGACTCTTTCCTTGTTTGCCGCGCCCAGAATGGAGCGCGTTGGGCCCATCATGCGGAAGAGCTCAAAGCGCTGGTACCACAGGTTATTCTCCGCCGGCAGCCGTTCCCAGCTCAGGCGTTTCTCGCTCATCGGTCCACCACCTGGATCTGGATGGTTCGTTCGTCCGTCCGACCCTGCGTGGTGACGATCTTGCAGGCCGCCGTGTAAGTGGTGCCCGCCGTGCCGCCGCTCAGCCAGATCGTCACGCTGGTAGTGGTGTTGGCGCTGGAGTCTTTGGTCAGGCCCGTGCTGACCGTGGCGGTATGCGAAACAATCGTGTCGCCCACCGGCAGCCAGGCAGACCAATCAAACTGGTAATCCAGCACGGCGTTCGGGTCTTTGACAAATTTATCTGCCATAATTCACCTTCCTCGTTTCGGCCGGAATAAGGTTCGACCGGGTTTCAGATAATACAGTTCGCTTGCGGCTCTCGCCGGCAATGTCAACCGTGCGGTCATCGGTAAGCACCTTCAGCGCGCGCAGTTCTGCGGTCACGTCGTAGGTCCGTTCGGCGGTCGGGGGAACCGCAAAGCGCAAACTAGCCGCGGCCGCCGCCAGAATAAACACGCCGGGCGAAACCGTCATCTTGGTATCAATGGCGCCAACGGTCAGCGTCACCGCATAGCCGGTCAAGGTGAACGCGCCCAAAGCGGCAGGGGCCAGGTGCTTCCACAGCAGGCCGGCGGTCTGCCCGGTTTCGGTAAACGTTGAAACGGATACCGGCATAACACGCCCGCGCAGCAGGCCGGCGGCGCTCCCGGTTTGGGAGAACGTGCCGGCGGCTGCCGTCATAGAGTAAGAGCCGCCCTTATTGAGCCCGGCCGCGTTCCCGGTCAGGGTGAGCGCCGCGTAAACCGCGCTCAACCGCAGCCCGCGCGTAAACGTGACCGGCTGCCCGGTTTCGGCGATGGCTTTCGCCGCCGCCTGCAAAACATTACCGCGCAAAAGAGATGAAGCCCGGCCGGTTTCCGTAAATGTGCCGGTGGCGACAATCACCTTGCGCCCGAATAACAAATTGGCAGCCTGGCCTGTCTCGGTGAAAGTGGCCGCGGTCGCCGCCAGGGTTTTTCCTTTCAGCAGGCCGGCTGCCTGGCCGGTTTCTGTAAACGCGCCGGCAACCGCCGCCAGAGAATGCTTCCACAGCAGCCCGCTCGCCTGTCCGGTCTCGGTGAAAGTGGCCGCGGCCGCCGCCATCGTTTTGCCCTTCTGCAGCCCCGCCGCTTGCCCGCTCAGTGCATAGCTCTGTGTCGTGGTCGGCAGCACGCGCTTCCAAAGCAGCCCTGCCGTCTGTCCGCTCAGTGTGAACGCGTTCACCGCCGCGGGCATGGTGACCCGCAGCACAGCATCATTTCCGCTCAGGGTATAGCTTTGAACCGCTGCCGGCAGTGCGTGCTTCCATAACAGGGTTGCCGCCTGCCCGGTCTCGCTGATGCTGGCCGTTGTGGCCGTCAAAACCTTTGCCCCGGTCGCTTTGGTCAGGGTTGCATTTTGCCCGGTTTCAATAAATACCGCCCGATCCGCGCCCAGGGTGAAGGTGCGCAGATCCGTCAGCGCGGTCAAAATGCCGGCGTTTGCCGCTCCGGTCACCGGTGTGGCGGTGCTGGCTCCCGTAGATCCCGTCGCGGGTTTTATTCCATCCGCGATGGCCAGTGAGCAGAATGAGCTGTTGGCGCTGTCGCCCTGTTCGGTCAAAGTCGGGCTGGTCGCTACCGATTCCGCGCTCCAGGCCGTGCCGTTTGCCAGGCTGGCGAAAGCCGCCAGAACCAATGCGTTGACAGTGGCCACGGTCACGGCTGTCGTGCCGTATGTGCCGGATGCGTTCAACCTGGCGCTGGGGGTCACGTCCACCGGCGCTGCAGGATTGACGTTGTAATACCCGATGATCCTGCCCAGCGCGCGCGTGGTCAGGCTGCTCCAGGTCCACGAGGTGCCGGTCAAACCGTTGCGCCCAACTACGGCGGTAAATATCTGGAAGCGCCCGGCCGTTCCCGCTACGCCGCCCTGCCGTGTCCATCCTGTCGGAACGGTTGTATTTCCACTCGTGGCATGGTCGATGGTAAACGCCACCAGCACATCATCCGTTGCAGTGCCGCTGGGCTGCGGCAGCGCCAAAGAGGTTGTCCCATTGGTAGAGGTGCCCAGACCGCGCAGCTTGATCATTTTGCTGATCTGCAGGCTGGCATCCGATAGAGTGGTTTTGAATGCCCCGCTGTCGGCCGTCAGGGTATAGGTAGACGCTACCGCCTGAAGTATGCCCACGTGCATCGTGGACCAATTGCCGTCGAGGGCAAAACTGAATGCCTTAGAACCGCTTGCCCCAGCGCTGGCCTGGATTACGTACCATATTTCTGTGCCGCCTAATTCTGCCCCTTGGGTCATGCCGGAAGTTCCGACATTTATGTCAGTGCCATTTACGTTTCCAGTTCCGACGACCCGCATTGAGTTATTGGCGGTGGTTGTTATGGATGCGGCGGTGACTGCACTCGTATTGTCTTGATATCCGGTTGGCGTGCCATCAATCGGATTCCCACTGGCTATCGCCCCAGAGAATGCAGCCATTGCAATAATGCGCCAGGTAGTAGCAATAGAGAACGTGTAATCCGCGCCTTCCGAACTGGCCCGCTTCCAGTACACGTTGACCCAGCAGTTATTGAGATTGTCGACCTGGCCTGTACCCCACTGTGCCCATCCTGCCGGCGGCGTCCAGGCGCTGGCGCTGATTTCGTTGTAACAAACCGCAATCAGAATATCGCCATCAGCCGTTCCCGAAGGTTTGGTGATGGTCAGATTTCCGCCCGAGGAGTTTCCGGCTGTGCTGCCGGAGCGGTAAGCGATTGCCATTTAGGCCGGCCACATAAAAGCGTACTCAACTCCATCCAGCCGGCCGTGCTCGTCGATAGTAATGTCGAGCCGGTTGGCCTGGTTGGTGGGAATGGCGATTTCCCGCGTGGTGTTGGCGGGCACGGTCGCAGAGTAAACCTTGTTGCGGTTTGAAACCAGGGTCGCCTTGCCAAAGCAGGGCTCGCTGGATGCGTTGATGCAGCGCAGCGTCGTCAAAATCAATGCTGTGTCATCATAGTCAACCTCCCAGCGCACATATCCGCGCTGGGGGTCGCCGTCACCGCCCATCACCCGCGTCAGGATCGCCATTAGGCAATCGTCAAAATACCGTTCGTATTGTCGAGGTCCAGCGTGAATGTTTCCCCGTTGGCCAGGGTCACGTCGCTGCCGTAGTCGTACCACCCGATCAGCGGGTCGGCTGGTGAGGTCGGTGTATCGTTATACAGCACAACATAGCGAAACGTCGCCACCGCGCCGCTGGCCGTCAGCACCAGGTCATTGCAGACAAACTTCAGCGTGCCGCTTGTCTGCACGCAGCTCGCTACCGTCAGCACCCGCGCCGAAAGGTTGGTATAACTGATCTGGGTCAGGTTGGCCAGCACTGTGTTGGTCGCTACCGGTGCATTAGCTGCAGCACAAAGCGCCACGGTGATCGCGCCGGTGCTCAGGTTGTGCACACCCTTGGCCAGATCCTCGGTGAATTGGTTGAATTTGTTGAAGGTTGCCATTGCTATTTCTCCGGCTGCTGTTTGCGGGCGGCAGCGACCCGTTTCTTTTCGCGCTCGTTCAACATGGCGTTGAGCATCGCGCTTTCGTCGGCAATGTGCTCGTGCATATCGCCGGTCAGGGCCGCCAGTGCCCGCGCCAGTTCGGCAACCGCGTCGGTTAATGTGCGAAAGCCGGCCTCATTCTGCGTGGCCAGCTTTTCGATTTTTGCGTTATCTTCAGCGCGCTGATCCTTGAGAAACTTCTGCCAGGCATCGTCGCGCCCCTGGATAAACTTCTGCCAGGAGGTCGCCTGTTTTGAAAACCAGTTGAACAGCAGGCCGATCAACGTCAGCACTAAAAATACGAACAGGGCCACGAATACGGCCTGCTCCCATGCGGTGTATGGCAGCGTTGGTGTACTCATCGTTAAGCGTCAGGGGTGCGAATTTTCGCCAGTTGCACGCTGGCTTTAGGATCATGGTTGAAATTCTCGTTGACCGCCTTTTCAATCGCAGCATCAAGCAGGTGCAGATCGACTTTGACCCCTCTGGCTTTCAGCCACTGTTCGGCTATTTCCAGCGCATAATCCTTCTTGCTTTCGATCAGGCCGGCCAACTTCGACTGCTCCGCCGCCTTTACCGCAAGATCCGCGGCCGATTCCACGGCCTCTGCCCAATCCGGCGCGTAGGCTTTCGCGCGCGCCCAAGCCAGCTTGCCCTGGGCAAACAGCCATCCCAATAAGGCCACGGCCAGAATAGGTGCCACGTTCAGCAGCACCTGTTCACCAATTTTTTGTAGCAGTTCCATATCGCCTCCAGGTAAACAAAAAGCCCCAACGTCAATAAGACGCTGGGGCGTAATTCCAACCGTGCCTCTAGGCCATGGCCGCGCGCAACTGCGGCATTCCGCTACTCAAATTATAGCCCGTTTCCTGGTATTTTCAATCACTTCTTTAAGAGCTGCTCCGAACTTGTCCAGTGCCACTCGATTCCGCACGCGCATCTGCCGTGCGCCGCGTACAGCTCCAGGCTGCCGACTCTCAGCCAGGCCCGCCCGGAGATTTCCACCACTTCGCCCAACTGCGCGCTGCAGGATGGGCATGCAATTACCGCCGGCTGCGCGGCTGCTGTTTTGTACGTTGCTCTTTCTTCCATGATTCCTCGATGGTTTCAGCCGGCGGGATGTAGGCGACCAACCGGTAAGGTAACTCTTTCTTTTTATCCGCCTGGCGCAGGAACATACCGCTCAGGAAAGCGCCGGCGACCAGCATAACACCCAGGATGACAACCAGGGCGATGGCGATGGTGACCGCGGCGCTCACTTTGCACCCCAGGTAAACAGGCGAACGTCGCCCCAACGCCGTTCGGGCGAGATATCCCCGGATAGGCCTAGTGTTCTGAATATGCCGTCTTCGGTGCCGTCATCCATGCGCTTGTCGCCCTGAAATACCCCATAGCCGGCGCGGTATTTCATACCGAACCTTTGGGCCCGCTGGCAGAGCATAATGTTAAACCGTTCGTCACCCGTGCGCATCTGCAGCAGCGCGCCCCAGTTCGAGCCGTCCGGTTCGGTCAGGTAGAGCTCCACCGGAACTTCGACCGGTGCGCCGACCGGCTTCAGTTTCAGAATGCGCGGCCAGGCTTCCTGCAGGGGAGCGTCGTACCAGTCCAGATCCTTCAGTAAGTTCAGCAGCATGACCGGCCGCGCAATGGTCTTGACCTCGCCAAACAGATCGGTCTGCCCGGCGGCGACGTAATCCACCTTGGGCCAGAGCACAATGTCAACATCGTGCACGGTCTCTTTGCGCCGGCGGACGCTGCCGGCGACCATAATCTTTTCGCAGCACGGCGTCAGAACTTCAATCACGTGCGCGGCGACCTGGTCGGCCAGTGCGAGGCGGTAGTGGACTTCGTTGTCGCTCACTTTGCCTCCACGCTTTCAAACAGCGCCAGGTACGCCCCGAGCTGCATCCCTGCATCCCTCGCCTCATTGGCCAGCCGGCGCGCCTTGCCCAGATCCTGCCGCGCGGTGATCAGCGCGTCGTACAATTCGCCCACCGTGCAGTGGGGATACTCGACCGAGAGTGTCTTCACCGCCCGGTCAATCGCTTCGTGCTCCCGAACCCGCGCGGCCGCGCGGCCTGATAGAAAGTGTCCGATCATGATTCTCGATCCTCCTGGGCCGGCCGCAGCTCGTCCTCGTAAAACAGGCCGCGGCAGGGCCCGAACTGAACCTTGTAAAGAATTCCGTCCAGTATGCTCAGCGGGCGGACTTCCAGCACCACGCCAATCACCCGTGTTGCGGTCGTGGCGTGGTGCACCTGGTCACCGATAGAGAATTTATTTTCCAAGTGCCTCCTGCAGTCTGATCCATAATTCGGTCTCTACGTCCGTGGCCGGCATCGGGCGGCCTTTGTTGATCAGCACCACCCAGTGCCCGCCGGGCATCTGCTGCAGTTCCACAGCCATGCGCGGGGTGGCTGCGTGAGACTGGGGCC